CCGTGTAATCAAAATATTGATTTAAATAAGCTGAGCTGACGGAAGCATTTTTCGTGACTGTTGTAGTTATAAATTGAACTGGTATACGAACGATATTTGAATTAACAATGAAAGTAATAATTGGATCCTGTGGTGTCAATTGAAAGGCAGCGGTAACTGTTGCAGAATTTATAATTGTACTATTTGAAGGAATAGAAGTTACGAGAACTTGGAATGTTATAGTTGCTACTGAATCTGCAGGTAAAGAGCCGATATTAATACCAGTGTCTGGACGAACATTTGGAACGGGAGTACCGTTAATTGTTACGCTGTTTTCTATAAATGTTGTACCAACTGGAATTGTGTCTATAACAGAAGTACTGATTGTCGGAATTGGGGAGTGATTAAATACCGCTAATGTGAATGTAATGATATCTCCTATAACGACAATAGATTTGTCAGTTGTTTTTTCAATACGAACCATCGGATCAATGACTGTCGTTGTAACGGTATTTGTTTGCTTTGTAATTTTAATAGGTGGTTTTGTTGGATCAATGATAACGGTATAGGAAACAGAAGCATCGTTATTAATTGTAGGTTGAAGAGTAGAAGAAGATATTGTCACTTGGAACGTAATAATAACAGAGTCATTAGGAGCAAGATTTCCTAACGTAATACCATTTTCAGGATTCTCATTAGGCTGATTGATTCCGTTAATCGTAACACTACCAGCAACAAAAGTCGTATCTATTGGTACGGTGTCTATAGCAAGAAGGTCTTCAATCGTTACATTACCGCTATTCATAATCGTAATTGTATACGTTAAAGTTTGAGCAGGTAAGGCATTCGTTACATCAACAGATTTTATGGCAATGACATTATCATTTTGGACAGTAGTTGTGACGGTATTTGTTGTAGTCGTATTTGTAACGGGTACGTTATTTGGGTTGACTATATAGTTAAAAGTAGTAATTGCGTTGTTGTTTAGTTCATTTGGTGTTGGAATAGAAGTCACAGTTACTTGGAATGAAACGATAGCATCTCCACCAATAGTTATAGTACCAATTGGTATGCCGCTTACTGGATTCGCTCCTGGAAGAGTTTCTCCGTTTACAATGACGCTATTTTCTATAAACGTAGTACCTTGAGGAATAATATCTTGAATGATTACATCATTTACTGCAACATTACCGGTTTGATTTAGTGTAATCGTATACGTTAACGTATCACCAACCGTTGCAAATGCAAGATCAACAGCTTTATTACTATTCAAATTCGCGTGATTAATTTCTGTTAAAGCAGCTGATGAAATAATAGTTTCGGTAATAGGTGGTCGATCTGGTACCGTGTATTGGTATTCAACTGTACTCGTGTTAGAGATTGGATTTGTTTGTGGAATCGAAGTAACCCGTACTTGGAATAGAATAGTTGCTGTCGTATTAGGCGGAATGTTATCAATTTGTATACCGTTAAGAGGGTTGTCATTTGGCCGAGCATTGCCGTTCACGATAACACTATTCTCTATAAAGCTCGTATTTGCTGGGATGATATCTGTAACAATAATGTTTTCGACTTGTATATTTCCGTTATTTATGATGGAAATTGTATAAGGGATGATAGTTTGTAAGTCAGCATATTGGATAGGCGTTGTTTTTGTCGCAATTACATTAGCAGAAATAACTTCAGTGGAGGTAATATTGCTAGTCGATATTTGTTCTTCCACGTTTATTGTATAACGAGAAGTTGATTGATTTTGAATATGACCGCTAGTTGGGAGAGCTACGACGGTAACAGAAAATGTGACTGGGATAGAAATATTAGGAGCAATCGTTCCTACAAGTATACCTGCACCTGGATTGGCGTTAAGCTGAGGAATGTTATTTACTAAAACGCTACCGTCAATAAAAGTTGTTCCATCAGGTATATTGTCTGTAAATACAACAGCAGTGGCATCCGTATTCCCTGTATTCGTTAAAGTTGTTGTATAAGTTAAAATGTCACCAATTGTTACAGAGGTCAAATCAACAGTTTTAAGTGAAACGATATCAGCATCATTAATTTGAACGAAAGTAGTATTGGAAGTAGTAGATTTTTGAATTGGTGCAAAGTCAGGATTGAAAATAAAGTCGTAGGCGATGTTTGCAGTATTAGGTGTTGGATTTACAGTAGGTAAATTCGTAACGGAAACTTGGAATGTTATTGTAGCCATTTGACCTGCTGCGACATTAGGAATGGAAAAGCCGATATTCGGATCTGCTGCAGGAAGTACAGTATTATTAACTATTACACTTCCTGGAATAAATACTGTTCCATCTGCTATAGTATCTGTAAAAAAGATGGAGTTAGTTGTAGCCGATCCATTATTTTGAATGAATACTGTATATTCAATGGTTTCATCAATAGTAGCTAATACAGTATTAGCAGATTTTGTAGCAATAAGAATAGCATCAATAAATTGTATGTTTGTAGCATTGGAAGAGGTCGTTTCTGAAATTGGTGGTGTGCTTGGGTCTGGTCGATACTCATAGTGAATGACGGCGATATTATTAATGTTATTTTGTGGCTGTATAGAAACTACGCTTACTTGGAACGTAACAATAATCGTATTATTTGGAAGAATTATATCAAGATTGATACCGGTAATTGGATTTTCGTTAGGTCTTGGTACGCCATCTACAAGAATGCTATTTGGAACGAATGTGGTGCCAGAAGCAATTGCGTCAAGTAGGAGAGTATTTGTAATAGGTATTGTACCGGCGTTTGTAACTGCGACTGTATATGTGATGATTTGACCGATACGTGTAATGGATCTGTTAGCGGATTTAATTGCACTAACATTTGCCGTTCGCACTTCAGTATTTACTGCATTTGATAACGATCTACGCTGAATAATTGGAGAACTAGGGTCAATTTGGTATTCGTACGAAGTGTCTGAAATATTAATGACTGTATTGCCCTCTGGTATATTTGTAAGTTGTACTTGGAATGAAATAGTGACTGTTTCATTTGGTTGTATCGTGCCGAGAGTTACTCCGTTTTCAGGATTCACGCCAGGCTGAATTACATTATTTATTGCTAAGCTATCTTCAATGAATATAGTACCTTCTGGAATGTTATCAATGAACACGATATTGTTAGCCGGAACGGTTCCTATATTTTGAAGTGTATTTGTGTAGGTAATCATTTGCCCGATTGATACGAAATTTACATCCGCACTTTTAACAGAAATAATATTTGCATTTTGAAGTGATGTTGTAACAATGTTAGAATTTGCAGAGCGATTTACTGGTGGGGCTGTAGGAATACTTACATATTGGTAAGTTGCTGAAGATTGATTTACAATTTCAGTTTCATTCGGTGGATTATTTGTTTGCACTTGAAATAGTATCGTTTTGGAACTGTTTGCTGGAATTGTTCCAATTGGTATTCCGTTTTCAGGATTTACACCTGGCTGAAGGACACCGTTAATTGTGACACTATCGGGAACGAATGTAGTCCCAGTTGGAATAGAATCTGTGAAATTAATATTTATTGCGTCAACATTACCGATATTTTTCACTTCAGAAATATAAAGTATAGTTCCACCGATATCTACAGTTGTTGGATTGGATGTTTTTGTAATTGTCAATTGAGCTTGCACGAAATTTGTAATGACGATATTACTAGTAGATGTTTCACTAATAGGCGGTTGCCCTGGGTCTGGTTGGATTGTATATGTTGTATTGGATTGATTTGTAATCGATTCTTGCGAGAATGAATCGTTAATAAGAATTTGGAACGAAATAAGATGAGTAGCGTTTGCTACTAGGGTAGGCAAAGTAACACCTACATTTGGATTGGCACCAAGTATAGTTGTTCCATTAAGTGTAAAACTATTTTCTACGAATGTAGTATTTTGGGGAATAGTATCTGAAAATATGAGATTAGTAGCTGGAATATTTCCGGTATTTTCTAGTGTTATCGTATAAGTCAAAATATCACCTGTTGTTGCTTGTTGTGCATTGACTCCTTTTAAAGAAAGGATAGTCGCATCTGAAATTTGTGTGAAAGCGGGATTAGACGTAATTGTTCGAGAGATGATAGGAGCAGTTGGATCGGCGATAAAAGTGTAGTCAATACGGGCTGTATTAGAAATTGGGTTCACGCTTGGAATAGATTGAACGATAACCTGGAATGTTACAGTGACGATTTCTGACGGTGTGATGGAGTTTAATGGTATTCCTACGTTAGGATCAGCATCTGGAACGGAAACGCTATTAATAGTTACGCTATTCGGAATAAATGCAGTTCCTTCTGGGACCAAATCTGTTAAAGTAACTGTATTTGCAGTAGTATTTCCGTTATTTTGAACGACTACTGTGTAAGTGATTGTACCGTCAGTAGATTGTACGAGAGAATCTGTACTTTTAATTGCGGATAATGATGCATCAACAACAGCTGTATTAACTGTATTAGATGAGGATGTTGCTGTAACTGGAGGTTGACTTGGATCGACAATATACGTGTAACTTGTAAGTGCTTGATTTATAATCGCTCCTTGCGGCGGGATAGAACTTGCAAGAAATTGGAACGTAATAGTAGCAGAATCACCTGGTGCGATAATACCAACTGGAATACCGAGAGTTGGACTTGCATCTGGAAGTGAAATTCCGTTGAGCGTAACACTATTTGGAACAAATAATGCTCCTTCAGGAACTCCGTTAATGAGTAATACAGAGTTTGCAGGAAAGTTTCCAGTATTTGTTAATGTCGCTGTATACGTAATTACATCTCCAATAGATACGATTGTTCGATTTGCTTGTAAAACAGTTGTAACAGTTGCGTTATTAATTTGTGTTGAAGCGCTATTAGAATTTATCGTGCCTGTAACAGGAGGAGAGGCCGGATCAACGATGAATGCGTATTGAATAGATGCTACGTTTGTAATCGGATTTGAAGGTGGAGTTGATGTAACTATGACTTGGAAAGTAACGGTTAAGGAACTACCTACGCTAACTGTTCCGACATTAACTCCATTATTTGGATTTGCGCCTGGAATGGTACTTCCATTTACAGCAAAACTATTTTCAACAAAGGTCGTACCTGCTGGAACCATGTCTGAGAAATTTACATTCGTTGCATTTGTATTGCCGCTATTTTGAATCAAAACTGTATAAGTGATCGTATCTCCAATATTTGCAAAGGCTGTATTAGCAGTTTTTACAGCTGAAAGTATTGCTGAATTAATAGAGGTAACGAAGACGTTCGTTTCCACATTGCCAGGTTGAGCCTGTAATGCATTGCCTACGTTATATTGGAAGTTAACAAATCCTAAGTTTTGGAGTTCAGGTGTGAGCGTTGTTGGATTGCTTACAATTTGAACTTGGAATACGATTGTTACGATTTGATTTGGAGTTATTGTATTTATGCCAACGCCGTCAATGATAGAAGCGGATGGTAATGGAGTTCCATCAACAACAACTGATCCTACAACAAATTGTGTCCACGATGGTATAGGGTCTGAGAATACAACATTGTTAGCTGGAATATTTCCTGTGTTCGTAATCGTTGTTGTATACGTAATCGTATCACCGATCGTTGCAAATGTTTTATCTCCTATTTTAGTAGTGTTTAAAATTGCACTTTCAATTTGTGTTGAAACGCTATTAGAAGCAATGTTTTTTGAAACTGGAGGATTAGCTGGATTAACGATATGCTGGAAGCTAACGCTAGCTTGATTAGTAATTGGATTTATAGGTGGAATTTCATTGGCATTAATGTGAAATGCTACGATTACAGACTGGTTTGGCGCAATATCACCAATTGGAACGCCTGTAATGATATTTGCATTTGGGATGCTAGTTCCGTTCAGTGTAAAACTATTCGGTTCAAATGAAGTTCCGTCTGGAATAAGGTCGGTAAAAATAACATTCGTTGCACTAACATTGCCGCTATTTGTAATTGTAACGGTGTAGGTAATATCCTGCCCGATATCTACCGTAGATACATTTGAATTTTTTTGTGCAGTAAGAATAGCACTATTAATTTGTGTGGTCGTTGTATTAGATTGATTGGACGTTGTAATAGATGGTTGGCTAGGATCAACGACATAATGATATGTGATAGAAGCAGAATTAGAAATAGGATTAAGTGTAGGAAGTGTGGTAACAGTTGCTTGGAATGTGACGATTGCTGCATTACCGCCGTTAATGGAACCAATATTTACACCAGTAGATAAATCAGCGTTTGGAATGGTTTGCCCATTAACTGTGAAACTATTTGGAACGAAACTTAAATTACTATCAAGAATATCGATAATAGTTACATCAGTTGCAGCCGTATTCCCGGTATTAGGGAGGTTAAGTGTAAATGTTATTGTATTACCAATATCCGCGAAAGTAAGATCTGCTGTTTTTGTGCTAATAATAGTTGCGTTGTTTATTTGAAGAAGTGTAGTGTTGGAAGTAGCTGCACTTGAAATGGGAGGATTAACAGGATCAACAGTAAACTCATACGTCGTTGCTGCTGTATTTGGTGCAGGATTAATAGGTGGGATGCTGTTCACCGTAACTTGAAAGACGATACTATATATTTCATTTGGTGGAAGTGTTGCAAGTAATACGCCTGTATTTGGATTCGCATTCGGTTGTAAAACGCCATCGACCGTTAATGTGTTAGGAACAAATGTGAGTCCACTTGGTAATGCATCTGTGAATACTATATTAGTTGCATCGGTATTGCCTATATTGGTAATAGAAGTAGTATAAAAAGCAGTTTGCCCGATATCAGCAAAGGATACACTTTCATTTTTCGTCATAGATAATATTGCTTCTTTAATTTGTGTTGAAACAGGATTACTAATTGAAGTTTCTGCATCAGGTGGTGAGACTAATTGGTACGATGTTGATGAGAAATTTACAATTGGGTTTTGGGTTGGTAATGACGTCACATTTACTTGGAATGAAACAGTTACTGTAGCCTCAGCTGTTATCGGCCCAATATTTACACCGTTTGTTGGATCTGCACCACTTTGAGGAATTCCATTAATAGAAAATGAATTTGTAATAAATGTCGTTCCGCTCGACATAGCATCTGTGAAAATAACATTTTGTGCGGAGGAATTTCCATTGTTTGTTAAAGTGACAGTATAAGTGAGTGTATCTCCGATGTGGCTAAAAGCTTTATCAACTTGTTTCGATGAAAGAATGGTAGCAGTATTAATTGTAGTAAACGTTGTGTTTGAAGTAACATTTCTTGAAACAATCGGTGCATTTGGATCAGCGATAAATGTGTAAGAAGCAGTAGCGGAATTGGCAATAGGATTTTGAACAGGGGTAGAAGTAGCGGTCACTTGAAATGCTATAGATATTGAGCTGTTAGGGGCAATTGATCCAATCGTTATGCCTGTATTAGGATTCAATCCAATTTGTGTGATTCCATTTATTGTAACGCTGTCAGTAATAAATGTTGTGCCATCTGGTATAAGATCAGTGAAAGTAATATTCGTTGCATTTGTATTGCCGTTATTCGTTAAAATTGTCGTATAGGTAATAGTATCGCCTAGTGTTACAAGTGTTTGATCGACCGATTTTATCATCGTTATCATAGCATCTAATACTGGGTTTGTGACAATATTCGTTGAAGTAGAAGTAGTAGCAGGAGTTCCGTTTGGATCAACAGTATAAGAATATAAAATTGTATCGTTACCCATAATTGAACTTGAAGGAGGAACAGAAATAACATTTACTTGGAAGGTAACAGTTACTGTTTCACCAGGCGCGATATTTGGTATATTTACTCCGAGTGCTGGCTGTGCACCAAGCTGTTGGATGCCATTTATTGTGACGGAATCTGGTATAAAAGTAGTACTAGGAGGAATTGCACTTGTAAAAGTTATATTTGTAGCTGGTGTATTTCCTGTATTTGTAATAGTTGTTGTATACGTAAGTGTATCCCCGACGGAAATAATAGATTTATCCACACTTTTTTGGGTTGTTAATATCGCACTGTTAATAGTTGTCGAAACCGTATTAGATACATTCGTTTGTGATACGGCAGGTTGGCTAGGGTCGACCACATGTGAAAATTGTACAGAACTAGAATTAGAAATTGGATTTATACTTGGAATGTTTGTAACAAGTACGTTGAGGGTAATAACGGCCGTTCCATTTGGGTTTATATTTCCAATCTGAATCCCGTTAGCTGGATTTCCGATTTGCTGTGTACCAGAATCGTTTGTAAGAGTGCCAGATATGAATGTCGTTCCGTCAGGTAAAATATCTGTGAAAATTATATTTTGTGAAGTGACATTTCCAGGGTTATTTAATGTAATCGTATAAGAAATTGTATCGCCAATTGTTGCGAAAGTTTTATCTACAGATTTGATTGCCACAATTTCCCCAGAATTTATTTGTGTCGAAACGGGATTAGATGTCGTATTTCTTGAAACGAGTGGTAAATTAGGTCCTGTCATAAATTGATAATCAATGGAAGCTCCGTTTACAACTGGTGAGTTTGGCCCCCCAGGTCCAATTGTGAAAATTGGATTTGGAATGCTAACTACTTGCACACGGAAGGTAACGTTTGTAAAATCTCCTGCAATAATATCCCCAATTGGTATCCCATTCGCGGGATTTACCCCAGGTAATAAAACCCCGCCTACTCGAACGCTATCCTCTATAAACACTGTATTATTTGGAATTGGATCTGTAAAAATGATATTCGTAGCAGTTGTGTTTCCTATATTCTCCAATAAAACAGTATACGTTAAAAATGAATTTCCAGGTGCTACGTCAGAAAATAGTCGATCCACACTTTTCGTTGCTTGAATAATCGCTTCGTTAATTTGAACTAAAGTTGGATTACTTGTAGCTGTTTCTGTCACCGGCGGCTGGGTAGGATCAACAATGATCGAGTATGTCGTGCTAGACTGGTTCAAAGTTGGATTTGTAACTGGTATTGAGCCAACGATAGCTTGAAAGCTAATTGTTGTCGTTCCTCCAACTGGAATTGAGTCTAAAGAAATCCCGCTATCTGGTCTAAATCCAAGTTGTGGGATGGTATTAATTTGTACGCTATCAGGAACGAATGAAAGTTCAGGTGGTAATATATCGATAAAAACAGGTGTGTTTGCGGTAGTATTTCCGCTATTGGTGAGGGTAGTTGTATACGTAATTGTATCTCCAACAGCAGCAAAAGCACTGCTTGCAGTTTTTGTTGCGATAACAGAAGCAGTATTTACTTGTGTAAAGGTTTTATTAGATTGAACTGTTCGTGAAACTGGCGGTTCATTTATATCTACAATAAAGCTATATTGAAGCGATGATTTATTCGGGATTGGATTAGGGTTTGGAAGTGTTGTAATGTTTACTTGAAAACTGAGTGTAGCAGATGCATTTGAATTCAAGTTACCAATATTGATACCGTTTTGTGGATTTGCATTCGGAACGGTTACACCATTTATCTTAAAGCTATTTGGGATAAAGGTAGTACCGTTTGGAATTGTATCAGTAAAAATAATGTTGTTCGCAGTAGTATTTCCGTTGTTTGTAACAGCTGAAGTGAATGTAATTGTATCACCAATTGTAGCGAAAGTTGTACTAGCGCTTTTATTTATTACTAAAGTAGCGTCAATAATTGGTGTAACTGTTGTATTTATCACGGTACCCAATAACCAATGAATATTTGATAAATTGAACATTTTTAGTAAACAATATTTTCTCAATATGAGAATTGCGCTTTACAGAACGCATGCTCTCATTAATGTGATAAAATATTCTGTAAATATAATGGAAAAAGTGTTGCTTATTGAAATGAAGGGGGTAAGTCACTTGAAATTTCATGAAAAAATTATGGGGATGATTGAGGATAGGGATGACTTAACAGCTACTAGTGTAGCGTGTAAAATTGGCGTTTCAAAACAATACATGTCAAAATTCAAAAGACAAGGAACTATTGGATTCTCTCAATTATTGAAGCTAGCACCTATTTTGAGCGTTGAAGGAAAAAAAGCAAAGCAAACTATGTCCGATTGGTGTTTAGAATTAGATACCACAGAGTCTATAAAACAAAGTTTTGAATATGCGTGTCTAACTCGTAATACAATTTTATTGGAACAATTAATACAAAAGCATAGCAAAGAAACTGGAACAATCCGAGAATATGTTGAAGTGTATACAATCTTGTTTAAATATATTAAGAATATAATTAAAGGCCCGGAAATAACAAAGGAATTAAAGAAGATTGGTGCTATTAAAGATAAGGTTTTAGAGATATTAACAAAGATTATGGAATGCTATGAATATTATCATCTAAAAAAATTCAATTTAATGTTGGAAACTGCAGAAACGATTGATTCACTGGTTAGAGAAATTGAAGGAGAACGAAAATCCTTCATTAAGGAATGTTACAATTATCGTATTGCTGAATTGTTTGCGCCGATTTTCCTACAAAAGAATAATGTAGATTTGGCTAGGAAGTATGCCCACTTCTTAATTCATGCTAATGTTTGTACAAAAACAGTCTCTGACGCATATTACATATTAGGTATGTCAAATGTATTAGAAAGTAAAGAACAATGTTTGTTCAATTTAAAAAAGAGTTACTTGTTAAGTAAGGAAATTGGGGATGCTGATATTGAACAAGAGGCGAGATACAATCTAGATGTTGCTAAAATCTATTTTGGGGTAAAACTAGACGAAGACGCTGACAGTAGGTTATTACTGTACCAAAAAAAACCAACATGTGAATTGTCAATTAAAGCTCTCCAAGATATAATAAGAGACAGAGGAGACAAGGACTTTTTAAATTATTTCATAGCATGTTCTTCCGATGAAATCGAATGTTTATACGATTTGTTTTATCAATACTTCTACCAAGCTAACTATCTATTTTCAGCGATAGTAGCAAAAGAATTGTGTAATAGAGGGGATAAATCTTTGTTGACTCAATCGATGGTTAATTTAGGGAATGAAAAACAAAAAGGGGTTGTTGATATTGAAGAAATTAGTATTAGCAGTTTGTACATTATTAACGGTTCTAACAGTGGGATTGTCGTATAATGAAAATGTACAGATAGATAAAAAAATGCAAATGGTTGAAATTAAACCTGGTGGGTAAGGATATTTTAAAGAGCGGATTAAAACCGCTCTTTTTTTGTTGGTAAACTAAAATGAAAAAAATAAAAGTAATTTACTTTCTGAATTTTCCCTAGAGGAAAGGTTATAATTGGATTATAGCAGTTGAGGGGGAATAGAAATGAAAAAAGAAAGTATTTTAAGGTCATTTTTAAAATGTGTAATCTCATGTTCAAATAGTGAATTTGAGTTCAATCAACTTATTGAAGTAGTGTTTAATGTTGAACAAAAAATAAAAAAATAGCGATGAAGTAACACTACATCACTATTTTGAAGTACTTTTTAATTTTTCTAGACTTTCCATCATTGTTAGCATGTTTTGTAAGACAATTTCTTGATGTTCTTCAGGTAGTTGTTCTAAACGGTTTTTTATGTGCAAGTACTTTTCATTCATATCCGCATCTAATTCACGAGAGTCAGATCGTCCTAAGAGATAATCAACAGGTACACCAAGAAAATCAGCTGCACGTTCAACGGTTTCTCTAGATGCAGGTTTAAATCCAGTTTCAAACTTAGAAACGCTACCTGCAGTAACACCGATAGCTTGTCCAAGATCATGTTGTGTTAAATTCCGTTCTCTTCGTAATTGACGTAACCGATCTTTAAATTCCACAATAATCACCTCATAAGTGGTTTGTTAGGATTATTATAATATTTCCTAAAGGGAAAATCAATCCGAGTTATTTCTAAGAATAATATAAAATATGTGTAAAAATATATCTTGAATTTTCCCTAAGGGAATGTTAAGGTGATTTACAAAGATATAGAAAGGAGTTACCACATGAAAGTAATTAAAGACGAGACAAAATTAAAAGCTGCATTCAAAAAATCTGGGTATAAGTATCAAGAGTTAGCTGACGAATTAGAAATATCCTGCAGCTACTGTTACAAGCTAATTAACAATCATAATTACAAAAAGAAAATATCGTATAACTTAGCATCCAGAATGGCGCATGTATTAAATGCAAGTGTAGTTGATTTGTTTGAAGAGCAAGTCGATTTTTTTTAATACCAATATTCCCTGAGGGAACATAGGGGTGAGAGGGCCATGTCAGAAATTTATTACAAAGGGTTTATCATCAAGGAAACTTATGGCGAAAGAAATATCGAAGAAGTGTTTAAAGAAGCATATGAGTCATTTTATGGGGTTGAAGTTAAGGTTGTTAAAAAGGAATTAGGGAATAAACGAAATAGTGCAGCCAGCTAATCTTTAAACTTCATTGAGAACATTCAATGAAGTCGCTTATAAAATGGACAAGCCTGAAAGGAGAGAAATGAATGAAAAACGGGAAAAGGTTGACTAAACGTGAAAAAATGCATCTTAAATCATATAGCTTAAATCCTGATAATTGGTTGGTTTTCAAGAAAGCGGATGGAGAAATGCATTTAGTACACCGTTATACTAGCTCAACTCGTGTAATTCCAAGTTTATAAGTTTAGGAGGGAATAAGATGGATCAGTTAACAGTACTGGAGTTTAATAATGAAAGGATTTTAACGACTAAGCAATTAGCATTCATCTATCAAACGGATGTTAATAATGTGCAAAAAAATTTCAGTAATCATAAATCAAAGTTCGTTGAAGGCAAGCACTATTTTTTCATAGAAGGTGAAGAATTACGGTCTTTTAAACGCGACCTGAATAATATTCAGCTCGTGCCAAACAACGTAAATCAATTATATTTGTGGACAGAACGAGGGGCGAATAGGCATTGTAAGATTCTCGATACAGACAAAGCGTGGGAACAATTCGATTACTTAGAAGAAACCTATTTCAATGCACGAGAGCAACAACGTCTTCCTACTGATCCAATGGATGTTTTAAAACTTACATTCCAAGCATTAGAAGGTCAGAAACAAGAAATTGAAGAGATAAAGTCAGATGTACAAGATTTAAAAGACAATACACCATTATTTGCAGTTGAATGTGATGAAATCTCTACTGCTGTAAAACGTCAAGGAGTTATATTGCTAGGTGGAAAACAGTCTAATGCCTATCGAAATCGTGGATTAAGAGGGAAAGTTTATCGTGACATCTATAACCAACTATACCGCGAATTCGGAGTGAAAAGTCATAAAGCAATTAAGCGTTGCCACTTAAATGTAGCAGTGAAAATAGTTGAAGAATATACACTTCCAATTGTATTAAGTGAGGAAATAGCTTTTGTAAATGCGCAAATGGATTTTACAGAAATGTAACAAGAATTGAAAACGAGGAGGTACTATATGGGAATTGAACCGATGTTTGCAACTTTATTAATGGAGCAAGAAATTATTGAAGAGAAACTTAAGCAAGGGGTTAATGGATTCGAGTGGTTAGTTTTGCAAGTGGTGGTAGATCAGGAAAGAAAAGAATCTTTAGAAACATGGGAAAGGCTACAAATTTTAGCAGCTAAAAAGAAAGTAAATTCTCTTACGTTATTTTCAGATGCAATTCGTATGGATGCAGAAACTTTTTATAACATATATGAACTTAATTGGTGGATGGCATTTAAAGAGGCTCTCACATATTTTTCTTTAATGAGACTACGGAATTATAACGCATATTCGGATGTGATAAAGAGTATTTTTAGCGATAAATCAGCATTGGAAAGAAAGGGGTAAAAATTAATGGATAATTTACAAGTGGTTGATGGGATCAAAAAAACAGAGCCAGATTATGTAGAGATATATCATCGGATGTTTTCTAAAAATCTACGCGAGTTGCTACAAAAGGCAAAAGAAACAGGGGCATTCAATCAAGACCTATGCAAAAAAACAATCTTTACGGGCGTAAGATTCATTAGATATACCAAAAGCGATATATCAAATTACGAATATTTAAAAGACAAGCTGAAATTAATAGGTTACTTGCAAGAATTAATGAAAAAGGTAACTCCAAGGGAATTTATAAATATGTTTCCGATAACAAAATCTTATGACGGAGACAAATGGGAAGAGAAAGATTATTTTTTTACTATGAATCGTGCTAAAGAAATCGGGATGGATACTCTTATAGGGAAAAATATCTTAGAGTTGCTATACGATTATGACAATTGGGATATAACATGTTTTGCGGTTAGTTCAATGACAATTATAAGCAGAATCAGACGCATTGAAGGGGAAAAGTCTTTAGCGGAAGAGTTTTTTGAAGGTACAGGACTTGATACTTATACGTTGCATTCTGGTCAGGAAGGGAAACAAAAGCTAATAAATAATCGTACTGGAGAAACTCAAGAAGTTCAAAAACCTAGACCAAGATATTTAAAGCCAGTCCAATGATCAATATTACGAAAGTTTATAGACAAAAAAAGTAACTTGCGCCAACAAGTTACTAAATAAAAATACTTATAAAAATATACTTATTAGAAATATAACATACATGTTTGATGTATGGAAAGGGTGTTATTATGGCTCTTTTTAGAAAAGTGCATACAGAATTTTGGACGGATGTAAAAGTATCAGAAGATATGACGCCAGAAGATAAATTGTTTATGGTGTACCTTTTGACTAATCCTCATACAACTCAATTGGGAGTATATGAAATCACACCTAAGATGATAGCTTTTGAAATCGGACTATCAATAGAGTCGGCTAGAGCATTACTGGAACGTTTTGAAAACCATCATAAATTAATCAAATATAACAAACTGACAAGAGAAATTGCTATAAAAAATTGGGGCAAATACAACCTGAATAGAGGCGGGAAACCAATTGAAGATTGTCTTAAAAGAGAAATTGATAAAGTAAAAGATTTATCTCTAATAAAATTCATTTTAGAACATACAGATCATGCAGTTTTAAAAAGAAAAATCAATCTTTATGCGGGTTTTGACGATACGTCCCACGATACGTTAGCGATAAGTGGCCAAGAAGAAGAACAAGAAGAAAAAGAAAAAGAAGAAGAAAAAGAAAAAGAAGAACAAAAAGATAAAGAAAAAGAACCAGAAAAAGAAAGAACAAAATCAAAATCACAAGCGTCTTTAAAATCAAACGCAAAGTCCAATCCGATACCGTATAAAGATATATTGGATTACCTGAATGAAAAAGCAAATAAAAATTTCAATCCTAAAGCAGAAGGACATAGAAAGTTAATTCGCGCTAGATGGAATGAGGGGTATAAACTAGAGGACTTTAAAAAAGTCATCGATAACAAAACCTCACAATGGCTTGGTAAGAAAAGTTTTGATGGAAAACCACTAGATCAATTTTTAAGACCAAGCACGTTATTTTCACAAAAACATTTTGACAATTACTTAAATGAAACGGTCAACATGTCCAATCAACAACACGGAGACCAGATTGTTATACCGGGATTTAGGGGGAAAATGCCGTTTTAGAAAGGAGTACCAAATGTGAAGAGGATACAAGATTCTTTTGAAAAACTCACTAATTTAAAATTTGCAGATGAACACTGCGATAAGCACACTTTTAATAAACATGGGAAAGAAGTTGTTAAATTAGTCAGGAAGATGATTGATGATGCAGGAACGGTATATTGCCCCCGCTGCATGGTTGAAGAACAAAATTCGGTTTTATTTCAACAAGCAAATAATCATTATAAAAAGATTAATAGAGAACGGAAGAAAAATGTACTCTTTCAACACAGCATCATAGAAAACCAATCCATTACAGAATCAAGATTGTCTACATATAAGACGGATTGTCAAGAAACGAAAGAAAACAAAGAAAAAGCTATAAAAATTCTTGAACGCATAAAAAACGGTGAATTTTTAAATGTATACATTGCAGGGATTCAGGGAGTAGGAAAAAGCCATTTAGCGTATGCGATGCTGTATGAATTAGTTAAACACTATTGGGTAATATCAGACGGTGAGAAATTAAATGATGAACATGCTTTTAAAAATATGAAAAGCTGCTTATTTGTAGAGATCGAAAAGCTAATTCGATTAATACAGCACTCATTTAGAAATGTAGAGTCAAAATACACAATGGATTATTGTATCAGCTTAATGGTAGATGTGGATTTTCTTGTAATCGATGATTTAGGGGCTGAAAGTGGTTCGATGAATCGAAACGGAGAAGCAAGCGATTTTGTTCATAAGATACTTTATGGTGTTACAAATGGACGGCAAGGAGCAAATAAAACAACAATTACAACTTCAAATCTGTCAAGCGCTCAATTATTTCAAAAATACGATCCGAAACTAGCAAGTAGATTGTTAAACGGTGTATCGAAAGATGAAACAATTGTTTTTAAAACAACCACTGACAAGCGAATTGTAAATTTAGACATTGGATTCTAATAAAAGGGGTGCGGAGAAATGAAAGAAATAAAGGGTCAAAATAATAAATTGATGGAAGAGTTTGATACGTTGTTAAGGCAACTGCTAATTAAATCTAAAACAGATGAAAGGGTAAAAAACTTTGTGGATGATCTGTTTGAAATGCTAAGTGATAATAAGCTGCAGTCTGATATTGATTTTAAAACGGCATTAAATAAGTTAAGAGAAAAGCACTTTCCTAAATTTGAAAAAGGAGAGAGCAAAAATGACTGAAGAAAAGGGACAAACTAAGGAAATAGTTAATGTTCGTGAAATGCCAGATGATGAGTTTATGGATAAATACGGAAGACTTGTACATCATTGCGTATGGAAAAGGTATGCGAAAAAAAAGGCCAGTATAGAGCGTGATACTGGTTTAGATATTGAGGATTTAACACAATTCGGAATGATCGGTTTGATAAAGGCGCGAGATAATTTTGACCTTAAATTTGAATGTGCGTTTTCAACGTATGCTGTTCCGAAAATTCTTGGGGAAATAGGAAGGGCAATTCGGGATAACCAAAAAATAAAAGTTCAAAGAACCGTATATGGCGTAAAAGGAAAGATTTTAAATCAACAGTTAACAGATAAAGAACCAGAAGAAATAGCAGACATTTTGGATGAGCCAGTAGCTTTAGTAAAGACGGCTTTGGAGTATCAACCAAGCACAGATTCACTCAATAAGGTTGTATATGCATCTGGAGCTAATGAAGAAATAACATTAGAAAGAATGATAGAAGATACTAAAACGGAAGATATTGAAGAAACAACCATTAATCGAGCTGTAATAAGAGAATTTAAAGCTGCATTGCCTCCTAAAGAATATATCGTTTTAGATATGCGTTTACAAAATATGACGCAACAAAACATTGCAAATCAAATGGGGTACAGTCAGGTACAAATTAGCCGTATATTAGCAAAGATTAATCAAAGAGCGACTCAATTTGGTAAAGAAGGAGGGCTTCAAGATTGAGTGTTACAAAAGGCGTTTGTATCGATGTAGATCACTCAGATTTGCTAAAGGAGAAAGTAGAGTACTTTTTATTTCCGACTAAACCGAATCATTATTATGTAAGCAAATTTCATCGTAAAGGGGCGCATTTCGGCTGCTATCCAGCTGGAAGGTTTCAAATCACGGAAAAGGAAGTATGGACACCAGAACCTCAACCCAATCTGCCTGAGTTGAATACAAGCTTATTCTATAGGGCTCAGTTGATTTGGCGGAAAAAGGGGTATAAAGATAAACCACTTAAAGATTACATCGTACAGCCAAGAGGGAAACATTGCTACTTTTGGCATGATCGGGAACGCAAGAAATTTTGTGGTTGTTTTCCGCTACATTGGTTTACTGATTTTGTACCAGTTCAAAGTCATCATATAGAAGAAAAATCTAAAGAAGAGATTAAGTTATTACAACGGCCAGATGGGCAACTTGTATTTTTTTAACGAAAGAAAGTGAATGGGCATTTTGCCTAGTCATCGATTAAAGAAGGAGTGTTCTTAATGGATATTAAAAAGTTGTTTGCAATGCAGAACGTTTTGGATAAAAGAGTTTTAGAGTCAAAAAATCTTTCTAGAGAAGAAGTATTCGAATTTAGAATACTAGCGTTTTTAGATGAATTAGGCGAATGCATGAAGGAATGGCGATTATTTAAGTTTTGGAGCAATGATCGTAAACCGAGAACTAGCATACCTACAGGGGAAGTCATAGTACTAGATGATGGTTATGAAGTAGAAGTTTATAAAAACCCTTTACTTGAGGAATATGTGGACGGACTACATTTTGCAATTGGACTTTGCATAGATTTGAAAACGGAAATCAACTTTCCTGCTTCTATGCGTTGCGAGACAGTTACAGAGCAATTTTTCGAATTGTATCATCTAGCAATACGATTAAAAGAAGAACCGACTGCATTTAGGGCGGATGTTCTTTTATCCCATTATCTTGGTTTAGGGGAATTGTTGGGTTTTTCGTTAGAAGAAATTGAACATCAGTACATTGAGAAAAACAAGATCAATCATGAACGTCAAAGTAATGGATACTAATACAATTTGAATTTTATTAAGAAAGTTGAGGGTAAAGAGTGTCAATGAATGGAGCGAACAAGAACGTTTAGAAATTGAATTAGAACAACAAATGATTGCACAAGCAGAAAGTGAAAACTGGATGGAAGCAAATAATATGTATTAATTTTCTATATTTGAATTAGTTTAGCAGCTGCTGAATCGATTAAACGTTCGTTTGTACCTAAGCATTATTTTAATTGAAAATAGCACCATTTGCCCTAATGGTGCTATTGGACCAAGAACTATATTTTGTATTTTTATAGTCCGTATAAGTATATGTATGTTGACAATAAACTGTTCAGAAAAAATAAATATAAAATTCTAAAGAGAATTAATGGAATAATCTTTCCTATGATTCTACAGAAAGAATAGCGTATTTTTTCTGCTTAGGGGTATTAAAATCGCTTAATTTGATAGGCATGTTGTGAAATGCTCATAAGAACAGGCTTCATTAAAACACTATATACCTCTTTCAAATGGGTGCAATCTTTACGTCAGAACCAGATTTACTATTAATAAAGAAATACTACCATTGGATCATCACAAAACAAAACACACCATAATAAAGGTATAGCATACTATATAGTGATAAATAAATTTTATGAAGGGTAATTGTATATATTCCTATAATAAAGTATATCTGTAGGAGGTAGTTACATGTTTGATAAAAACGAAATACTTCAAGCTAATGCATTTAATTCAAATCTAATTGGCCCTACACTTCCACCAATTCCACCATTTACTCTACCAACAGGTCCAACCGGAGTAACAGGCCCAACGGGAGCAACAGGTCCAACGGGAGTAACAGGTCCAACCGGAGTAACAGGCTCAACCGGAGTAACAGGTCCAACCGGAGTAACAGGTCCAACGGGAGCAACAGGTCCAACGGGAGCAACAGGTCCAACCGGAGTAACAGGTCCAACCGGAGTAACAGGCTCAACCGGAGTAACAGGCTCAACCGGAGTAACAGGTCCAACCGGAGTAACAGGTCCAACCGGAGTAACAGGCCCAACGGGAGCAACAGGCCCAACCGGAGTAACAGGCCCAACGGGAGCAACAGGCCCAACCGGAGTAACAGGCCCAACGGGAGCAACAGGTCCAACGGGAGTAACAGGTCCAACCGGAGTAACAGGCCCAACGGGAGCAACAGGTCCAACGGGAGCAACAGAAGGTTGCCTTTGTGATTGCTGTGTTTTACCTATGCAGAATGTTTTACAACAACTTATTGGAGAAACAGTGCTTCTTGGCACTATTGCAGATGCACCAAACGTTCCACCACTTTTCTTTTTATTTACTATTACTTCCGTAAATGATTTTTTAGTTACAGTTACAGACGGTTCCACATCTTTTGTAGTTAATATTTCTGATGTAACAGGGGTAGGTTTTTTACCGCCAGGACCATCTATAACATTACTTCCACCTGTAGATTTAGGATGCGAATGTGATTGTCGTGAACGACCAATTAGGGAATTACTAGATACGCTTATTGGTTCTACAGTGAATCTTTTAGCAAATACTGGTTCTACTGCAGCAGATTTTAATGTGGAACAAACAGGTCTTGGTATAGTGCTAGGTACTTTACCTATAAGTCCAAATACAATCGTTAGGTTTGCTATTTCAACTTGCAAAATTACAGCTGTGAATATTCTCTAAAATTTAGAGGTGCATAATAAAAAATAGTACCAAATGTTCATCAAGCTAAAGTTTTATTACACTCCTAGAAAGAAATTTTTAGGCTTTCTTGTAACCAAAAAGCTTATTTATCGTTCTGGGGGTACTATAAAATCTTAGCTTGATGGGCATGGGGTACGGCCCTTACATAAGTAGTAAGAGCTCGTATGGAATGGAGTTTTATCCTTAATTTATTATATCGCGGTTTTGCATTGATATGAGTTGTAGATTTGTTGATAAAATAGTTATTTTAGAGAAAGGGAGTCGAAAGAATGAAAACATTTAATGTGACTTTCACAGAATTAAAAGTATATGAGGCGGTCGTTGAAGCAGAGTCAAAAGAAAAAGTTATTGATACGATCAAACGTTTAAAAAGAACTGAGGATGATTTAGTAGACAGAGGGGTCATCATAAATGAAGTTAGTGAGATAAATATTAATGAAGAACAAAAGTTCGAATAAATTAACTTCTCAGATTGTTCATTTTGAGGTAGAAAAAACTTTCTGAATATCATAAGACCTTATTAATGGAAAAGCTCTTATTCGAGCGTACAAGCCTGTTATACACATTGCGTGGGAATTGGAATGAATTTATTAAGAAAGGGAGTATAAAAAATGAGAACTGGGAAGAAAAAACATGTTAAAAGAGCTATTTTGAATCGTCAAAAGGAAATTGATAAAGAACGGACTGCTGCAGCTTGGAGAAATATTTTTGTAAAATCAGGAATCATAAAATAAAAAGAGGAAAAGCAACTCGTTGGGGACAAGTCACTTTTCCAGATGGCAATGTAAATCCATTATAGCAAAACATATGTACAAGTTGTAGGAATAAACAACGAGGCATTTTGACACCTATCGACAATCAGAAATGCGGTTGTTGATCTGGAAATATGAAAGTAGGTGAATCATCATTTGTTTAACTGGCTAAGAGATTACCAAAAGTTAGAAGAAGACATAGCCTATCTGGAATACAACTTAGAGAAAACAAAAGCTGAATTAAGACGCTGGGTTAGTGGTGATTTGAGAGAAGTACGTTTAACGGCAGAATCTGAAGGTGCAAAAGTTGAAAACCGTATTGAAGCGATTGAATACGAATTAGCACATAAGATGAACGATATGTATAAATTAGAAAAGTTAATTAGTAAGTTTAGAGGGTTAGAAAATCAGATACTCAAATTAAAATACGTGGATGGTATGACGTTAGAAGAAATAGCAGAGGTAGTAAATTATAGTTCTAGTCATATCAAAAAGAAACATGCTGAACTCGTTAGATTAATTAAGTTCGTGGAGCGAGAAGGTGTCATTTAGGTTCACTCCTAAAATGAATCGAAACGGTTGAAAAAATGATTTATATTGATAGCATACAATTTTAACAGAAGGGCAACTAGTGCACGGTTGCTCTTTTAGTGTGGGATTTCAATTGACAATAGAAAGAATTAACTTTATTTAATTCATGATTAACCCAAACAGGGCTATTTTATCATAAAGAAGCCTCATTTTAATTGGTAAAGCACTTTTATAATGAGAATTAATATCATGAAAATTGTAAATAAAAATTAAGGAAGTGATTGGGTATGTATAATAATTACTGGAATCCAAGTCATGACAGTATGATTCAAAATGCTATTCCAAATGTGGGGACTAATTATAATCTGTATCAAAACCCTGTTTCAGGTGTGAACTCTGATTACCAGGATTATCGAAATGATATGGCGACTATTGATCAGAATTATCATTTCTCGTCAACTCCTGGTACTAAATATAAAGATAAACGATCTACAAGAAGAGAAATTCACTTATCGCCCGGTTCAGCAGCACAAACCGACCTTGGGAATGGTTTTATGTCTTTTAGATGGTCAAGTGCTGAAATTAATACGGACGAATATCTTGCCGCTTTTTTAAATGCACCTGGAATGAAAGTTATTAGTGGGGGATGGGCACCAAGGGATTACGCTCCTTTGTATGCAATGGAGAGTTTTCCTAGAAAGACAGATCAATGGGTAATTACTGCGTTTAATCCAGAGCCGGGTATAGGAAGGGCAAGACCAATTGAATTTTTTTTAATAGCTAAAGCCTAAGAATATTAATTTTTTGTAATTAAGTGCAGGATAGTATGCATTGTTGTAGTTCGAAAAAAGTTGCTTGTTAGGTTGAAGAAGTAAAAGTTCAGAGATTTGACATTGAAAGACATAAATCACAATTCAATTAAAAAGCATAAAAGTATTTCTAAGCATCCGTAATGGATGCTTTTCATTTTGGAGGAAAATGAACTATGGACATTCGAAAGTTGTCGACGCAACTGAAAAGAATAGAAAGTAAAGTGGTTCAAGTAGAAAGGATAGTAGATACATTAAAACAAATCTCGATAAAAAAAGGTGATAAAGTAAAAGTGGTGTATCCACATTTAGGGATACAAGGCGAGTATTTAGTGGAGAGAATTGATAACGGTGTGATGGAATTGGTCGCAGCAGAAACAATGAAAAAGATACAGGAGTGATTAAGAATGAAGTTATCTAAGCAAGAGTTAGCAGCTGTAATGACACATTGTATTTCAACACTTGGCGAAAAAATGGTTAATGAGCATATGGATTCCCAGAAGCTGGCCCAGGCAAGTACAATTCATAACAATCTCTTTGACAATACAACTCCTAAAGAACGTAGAGAAGCGACAATCAGTTTACTAGGGAAAGCGATTGATGAGTTTTTAGAGAGTAAGGAGTGAGAGTAGATGCAAGTCTATTGTTCCAAGTGTAATAAAGATTATGAAATGCAACCACAAATAGCGCAGCTTCCTAATCGTATTGAGAAGTGTTTCTTAATTTGTCCTCATTGTAATCATGAACACGTAGCTGCGTATGTGAATGATAAGATTCGTAAGTATCAAGCAGATATAGCAAAGTGTCATGAGCGGATCAATAAAAAGAATCTTGCTATTGAAGATGAAATGAAACGGTTAAGTAAGAGGTTTGAAAGAGCAAAGCGAGAAGTGAAGCGGGTTTGAAAATACCATTAACAAAGCATTGGTATTTAGATAGAAACTGCGGATTTGAAGAGACTTCTCATAAGATACGTGACGGTTGGAAATGTCCTCATTGTAACGGGCCAATGACATTTCAACAGGTGAATAAGAAAAAAAGAAAGCGCCAAGTGATGGTGCTTTTTATTTTGAAGGAGGATGCAGAATGAACTATAAAACGCAATTGGAATGTAGAGATAAAGAATGTCGTACAGTAATGTTTGGTCATTTTTCAGAAGGAATGAACTGCGTTAAGTGTGGCGGCCCGACAATAGAGAAACCATATAGACCATATATCCCAGTCGAGAAGCAAGTAAATCAAAATAAGAATAGTGAACTAACAATACAAGTTGGTGTAGATACAACTGAGGCATTAGAAGGAATTAAAGAAGTAACTGAAGCTGCTAATGAATGTGCAGATGCACTGGACAAATTAGAAAAGATTATGGATAAGTTTACAAATCGAAGTGATACAGTGGAACTCTATTGTGAAAGTAAATTGTTATCGAAGTCTACAGTTAATCATACAGCTGATTCAATTTAAGGTCGCATAATGAAGGGAGAAGAGCTTGGAGGAAGTGAACGCTGATGAAGAAACCGCTCAGACCATGTTGCGAATTTCATTGTTATAATCTCACACGTGAAAGATATTGTGAGGAACATAGATACAAAGAGAAGGAAACGCAGCAGGATAAGAATAGATACTATGACCGATTCAAACGGGACAAAGAGAGCACGGCCTTCTATAAATCAAAGGCATGGGAAAGGTTAAGAGAGCAGGCACTAATGAGAGACAAAGGGGTGTGCCTACATTGTAAGAACAATAGAAAGATTAAAGTTGCAGATATGGTTGACCATATCATTCCAATCAAGGTTGATTCAAGTTTAAAACTTAAATTAGAAAACTTACAATCACTTTGTAATTCATGTCACAACAGAAAAACAGCAGAAGACAAAAAGAAATACGGGTAGGGGCGGTTCAAAAAACATTCAGGGCGGTCTGCCCGTACCGCCGCCCCCTCAACTTCGCAGAAAAATCCGTTTTTGTATATTTTTTTAAGGGGGTGTAATCATGGCTGGAAGAAATAAACAACCACTCTCTGTTATACAGGGAAAAGGTAGATCAAATCACATTACAAAAAGTGAGAAAAATAGACGAGAAAAACAAGAAGAAGCATTACGAGGGCATACTGATAAAATAGAAGCTCCTTCTTATTTGACCGCAGCACAAAAAAAAGAATTCGATGCTTTAGCTGTTGAATTAGTTAGGTTGAAAATTTTCAGTAACTTAGATGTTGACAGTTTAGCAAGGTACGTTGATTCTAAAGACCAATATATAAAAATGGTTCGTCTGCTAAGAAAGACAAAACCTTCAGATGACTTTAAATTGTATTCTCAAATGCAAAGAAGTAAAAATCTTTTATTTAATGAATGCCGTTCTTCAGCTAGTGATTTAGGTTTGACCATTACATCCCGCTTAAAATTAGTTATTCCAGAAGCAGATACTTCACAGCAAAAGCAAAGTGAAGCGCAAAAGCGTTTTGGTGATCGTATATGAACTGGATAATGGAACGGGTTTTTGCATATTGCGAGGAAATTTTAAACGGCAAGATAAATAGTTGTAAAAAACATCGTTGGGCCATTGAACGATTTATAAGGGATTATGAGGAGTGTCAAAATGAAGACAGTCCTTTTTATTTTGATGGAGAGATAGCAGAGGATTTTTACTGGTTTGCAAAGGAATTTAAGCACGTTGAAGGGATTTTGGCAGGTGAATCCGTAGAATTAACTGATTTTCAATTGTTTCTAGCCGCTAATATTTTCGGATTCAAAAAGAAAATAAATGGAGCAAGGCGATTTAGAAAAGTTTTCATTCAGTTAGCGCGTAAAAATGCTAAATCTCAGTTTCTGGCTATTATAGCAGCTTTTTGTACATTTCTTGGAGATGAAAAACAACGGGCTTATATTGCTGGATGGACAAGAGACCAATCATCTGAAGTTTATGAAGCTGTAAAAACAGGGATTAGTTCTAGTGAATTGTTAGAAGGCAAATGGAAAGAGGCTTATAGTACCATTGAAATATTTAAGAATGGTTCAGTTGTCGTTCCACTTTCAAAAGAAGCTAGAAAAACAGGTGATGGTAAAAACCCGTCTCTTGGAATTGTCGATGAATATCATGCACATGAAACTGATGAAATTTATGACGTTTTATCGTCTGGTATGGTGGCAAGGAAAGAGCCGTTAATGTTTATTATAACAACCGCTGGTTTCGACTTATCAAGACCTTGTTATAGAGAGTATGAATATGTCAGTGACATCTTAGACCCGTCAAAAAATGTAGAAAACGATGATTATTTTGTTATGATCTGTGAATTGGAAAAGAACGATGATATCAAAGATGAGTCGAATTGGATAAAAGCAAACCCAATCGTAGCTACATATGAAGAAGGTTTGGAGGGTATACGTTCAGATTTGAAAGTTGCTCTTGATAGACCTGAAAAGATGAGAGCCTTTTTAACCAAAAACATGAATATTTGGGTCGATAAAAAGGACAACGGATACATGGATATGTCAAAATGGCAAAAATGCGAAGTAGATAACCTTGATTTTTCAGGTGCAACTCTTTGGGTAGGTGGTGACTTATCAATGACAACGGATTTAACCAGTGTCGGTTGGGTTGGAATGGACGATGAAGGTGATTTTATTGTTGGACAACATTCATTTATGCCTGAAGCACGTTTGAAAGAAAAGATGGCTATAGATAAGGTGCGTTATGATTTATGGGCCGAACAAGGATATTTGACTTTAACGCCCGGTGAAATGGTTGATTATACAATTGTTGAGTCTTGGATAGAAAACTTTTCAAAAGACAAAGAAATTCAAGAGTTTGATTACGATAAATGGAATGCGTTACATCTAGCGCAAAATTTAGAGAATAAAGGGTTCGTTTGTGTAGAAATCCCTCAAAGGATTGCTAATTTATCCATTCCAACTAAAACTTTTCGAGAAAAAGTATACGAAAAGAAAGTTAAACATAGTGGAGATCCAGTCCTTTTTTGGGCACTTAATAATGCTGTTGTTAAAATGGATGATCAGGAAAACATTATGATTTCGAAAAAAATAAGTAAAAATCGTATTGATCCAGCAGCAGCGGTATTAAATGCGTTTGCTAGGGCTATGTATGGAGCGAGTGTCAGGTTTGACGTATCTGAATTTGCCAATAAAGACTTTCTAGGCAAGTTATGGAACTAGGGAGGGGGTGAAAATGTGAAAATAGTAGATTCAGTTAAAAAGTTCTTTAATTTTGAAAAACGTCAAACATCGCAAGTAATAGAGTTAAATAAAGACGATGAAAAATTATTAGAATGGTTAGGGATTTCTCCAAGTGATATTAGCGTTAAAGGAAAAAATGCTTTAAAAGTTGCTACAGTCTTTGCATGTATCAAAATACTATCTGAATCTGTATCAAAGTTGCCATTGAAAATTTATCAGGAAGATGAGTACGGCATCCAACGTGGGACTAAACATTATCTCAATAATTTATTGAGACTAAGGCCCAATCCGTATATGTCTAGCATGAACTTTTTCGGGGCATTAGAAGCTCAAAAAAATTTATATGGCAATAGCTACTCTAATATAGAATTTGATAGAAAAGGAAAAGTGCAAGCTTTATGGCCGATAGATGCCTCTAAAATGACAGTGTACATTGATGACGTAGGTTTATTAAATTCCAAAATTAAAATGTGGTACGTGGTAAATGTAAATGGACAACAAAGAGTGCTAAAACCAGAAGAGATACTGCACTTTAAAAATGGAATAACTCTTGATGGTCTTGTTGGTGTTCCTACAATGGAATATTTAAAGTCCACATTAGAAAATTCAGCTTCAGCTGATAAATTCATAAATAACTTTTACAAACAAGGGTTACAGGTAAAGGGATTAGTTCAATATGTTGGTGATTTAAATGAAGATGCGAAAAAGGTTTTCCGAGAAAATTTCGAGTCAATGTCTAGCGGTCTTCAAAATAGCCATCGTATTGCATTAATGCCAGTAGGATATCAATTTCAGCCTATTTCATTAAATATGTCAGATGCTCAATTCCTTGAAAATACCGAGCTTACTATTAGACAAATCGCCACCGCATTCGGCATTAAAATGCATCAATTAAACGATTTGAGTAAAGCGACCTTAAATAATATCGAGCAGCAGCAACAACAATTTTATACCGATACATTGCAAGCTACTTTAACGATGTATGAGCAAGAAATGACGTATAAGCTATTTTTAGACAGTGAGTTGGATAAAGGGTTTTATTCGAAATTCAATGTAGACGCTATTTTAAGAGCAGATATCAAAACGAGATATGAAGCTTACAGAACAGGTATTCAAGGCGGTTTCCTTAAACCTAACGAAGCTAGAAGTAAAGAAGATTTACCACCAGAAGTTGGTGGAGATCGTTTACTTGTTAATGGAAATATGTTGCCGATTGATATGGCTGGACAGGCATATTTGAAGGGAGGTGATAATAATGGAGAAGCCAGCAAAGAAGGAAATGAAGGAAATTAGAGCTCTACCAATGACTATTGAAGTCCGTGAAGTTAATGAGGACGAAGGAAAACGAACAATTTCTGGATCGATAAAATATAACAATGAAAGTGCTGAAATGCGTGATTGGTGGGGCGATACTTTCGTAGAAGAGATTGCTGAAGGGGCTTTTGACGAAAGTTTAAAAGTTCGTGATGTTGTAGGTTTATGGTCTCACGACACATCTCAAGTATTAGGAAATACTAAAAGTAAGACTTTACGAATCGAAAATGACAAGAAAGAATTACGATTCGAATTAGATATTCCTAATACAACTGTCGGGAATGACGCATGGGAATTAATTAAGCGTGGAGATGTTGATGGAGTTTCTTTTGGGATGAAGGTTACAAAAGACAAATGGTCATCGGAAGAACGTGAAAATGGAAAGCTTTATAAGCGTTCGATTTTGAATGCTGAACTATATGAAATATCACCGGTTGCATTCCCTGCATATCCAACGAATGAAGTAAGTGTACGTTCATTGGATGATTTTAAAGCTGGAGAAAAGCGAGTAGCTGATGAGTTTAGGAAAAGAAAATTACAAATCGAACTAGAGCTTATATAAGGCTCTTTTTTTATTGATAAATTTAAGGAGTGATTTGAATGTCAAAAGAATTACGTGAATTATTAGCTAAGTTAGAAGGGAAAAAAGAAGAAGTGCGCTCTCTTATGGGAGAAGATAAAGTGGCAGAAGCAGAACAAATGATGGGAGAAGTACGATCACTTCAGAAAAAGGTTGATTTACAACGTTCATTAGATGAAGCAGAAACGGAAGAACGAAATAACGGACGAGAAGTTGAAACACGCAATGTAGATGGTGAAATGGAATACCGTGATGTATTTATGAAAGCATTGCGTAATAAACCATTAAATGGTGAAGAACGTGAATTTCTTGAGAATGATTTAGAAAAACGCGCAATGTCTGGGTTAACTGGGGAAGATGGAGGGCTTGTTATTCCTCAAGATATTCAAACAAAAATCAATGAATTATCTCGTTCTTTTGATGCACTTGAGCAATATGTAACTGTTGAGCCAGTGCGTACACGTTCAGGATCAAGAGTATTAGAGAAAAATTCAGAAATGATTCCATTTGTTGAAATCACTGAAATGGGCGAAATTCCAGAAACTGATAATCCGAAATTCTCAAATGTACAATATGCTGTGAAGGATAGAGCGGGTATTTTACCGTTATCTCGTTCATTGCTTCAAGATAGTGATCAAAACATCCTAAAGTATGTAATTAACTGGTTGGGCAAAAAATCTAAAGTTACACGTAATGTGTTAATCTTGAACGTAATAGAAAAATTAACAAAGCAAGCGATTAAATCGCTGGATGACATTAAAGATGTATTAAATGTTAAATTAGACCCAGCGATTTCCCCGAATGCAATTTTACTTACAAATCAAGATGGGTTTAATTACTTAGATAAATTAAAAGATAAAGATGGAAAATATATTTTACAGTCAGACCCAACGCAAAAAAATAAAAAACTATTTGCTGGTACTAATCCAGTCGTTGTTGTTTCGAATCGTTTTTTAAAAACAAAAGGAACTACAAATAAAAAAGCGCCACTTATTATCGGTGATTTAAAAGAAACTATTGTCTTATTTAAACGCGAAGATATGGAATTAGCTTCTACAGATGTAGGTGGTAAAGCATTTACTCGTAATACATTAGATTTACGTGCAATTCAACGTGATGATGTACAAATGTGGGATAACGAAGCAGCCGTTTATGGAGAAATCGATTTAAGTGCTCCTGTTGAACAACCTCAAGGATAAACAAGGGAGGCATTTGAATGCTTGTTACCTTAGAAGAAGCTAAAGAATGGATTCGAGTGGATGGGGACGATGACCAAACCATCACTATGTTAATTAAAGCAGCTGAATTATATATTTACAAAGCAACTGGCAAAACATTTACTCAAACAAATGAAGATGCTAAGTTGCTTTGTTTATTTCTGGCAGCTGATTGGTATGAAAACCGACTACTTGTAGGTGAAAAAGCCAGTGAAAAAATCAGAGCCATTGTTCAGAGTATGATATTACAGCTCCAATATGCTCCAGAGCCTCAGGAGGAAAGAAAATGAATCCTGCAAAATTAGATAAAAGGCTTACATTTCAAGTAAAAGATGAAAATAAAAAAGGGCCTGACGGTGATCCAATAGATGGCTATAAAGATGCTTTTACCGTATGGGGCTCTTTCGTTTATTTAAAGGGAAGGAAATATTTTGAGGCAGCGGCTGCTAATAGTGAGGTTCAAGGGGAAACAGAAATCAGAAATCGGGATGGTGTAAGTACAGATATGAAAATTAAGTACAAAAACGTGATTTATGATATTGTTTCGGTTATCCCAACTCAAGATCATACTTTATTAATCATGTGGAAACGTGGTGAAATGAATGGCTGATGGTATAGATTTAGATTTATTAGGATTTGATCGTTTAGTTACTGAATTAGATCAAATGGGGTTACGAGGAGAGAAAATTGAAGATAAAGCTCTTGCAGCTGGCGGTGAACCTATTCGTAAAGCCATTGCAGAACGAGCTCCAAGAAGCACAAGCCCCAAAAAACGATCTAAAAGTGAACCGTGGCGTACAGGACAACATGGTGCGGATCAGATAAAGGTAACAAAAGCTAAACTTGAAGGTGGAATAAAGACAGTAAAAATTGGTCTTAATAAAGCGGATCGTTCCCCGTGGTTCTATTTGAAGTTCCATGAATGGGGTACATCCAAAATGCCAGCACATCCATTTATAGAGCCTGGTTTTAATGCCTCAAAAGCGGAAGCTGTACGTACTATGACAGATATTTTAAAGAACGAAATGAGGTTGAATCTGTGATAAATTTAAGGCCTGATATTTTACAAGCTCTTGAGAATGATCAAGAGCTTGTTTCATTGTTGGGTGGAAAACGAATTTATTACCGTAAAGCAAAAAAAGCAGAAGAGTTTCCGCGAATTACGTATTTTGAATTAGATAATAGGCCAGATGGATTTGCAGATAATCAAGAAATTGAAAGTGAAATCTTGTTTCAAATTGATGTTTGGGCGAAGAGCAGTACAACGGCAATCCATCAAAAAGTGAATGAAATTATGAAAAAAATTGGTTTCTCACGATATGCGGTTGCCGATTTATACGAAGATGATACAGAAATCTTTCATTACGCGATGCGATTCGCGAAAGGAGTGGAGTTATAAATGGCTGGAGAAATTATTACAATTAGTTCGACTGTCGGTGTAGATAGTCTTGTTTATGCAAAACTATTAAAAGATGATGCATCAGGTGTTTCATATGCAGATGTAAAGAAGTTAGAAGGGGCAGTAAAGGTTAAAACTTCTAAAAAAGTAGCTTCGGAAATTATGTGGAGTGATAATAAAAAATCAGAGATTGCTGAATCTGACGGAGAAGTGGAAGTTGAAATTGAAGTTCGTGGACTTTCCTTATCAGCGAAAGCAGATATTGAAGGGTATCCAGAAGTTACAGATGGCGTATTAGATGAAAAACGAGAGGGAGAAAAGCCATATTTAGCAATTGGATGGCGCTTTTTAAAGGCCAATGGCAAATACCGTTATGTTTGGTTACTCAAAGGGAAACTTTCGCAAGAGGAAGAAGAAGCTGAAACTAAGAAGGATAAACCAAACTTCCAAACTACAAAACTTAAAGGCTCATTCATTGAACGTGACTTTGATGATAGACCTAAATTTACAGCTGATGCTGATGAACCTACATTCACAAAAGCTATCGGAGACAATTGGTTTAAAAAGGTGTACGAGAAGCCTGTAACACAACCACCAACAGGAAAGTAAGAGGGAGCAAAAGCTCTCTCTTTTAATTATTTAAGGAGGAATAAATTATGAAATTAACTTTACGAATCAATAACGAAGAAAAAACTTTTAACTTACCAGCATTCATTCCAGCTCGTTTAATTCGCCAAGCTCCTGAACTAGCAGATATCCCAAATAATCCTGAAGCGGCAGATTTAGATAAGATGGTTCAATATGTAGTACAAGTTTACGGTGAACAGTTTACAGTGGATCAGTATTGGGATGGTGTAGACGCTCGGAAATTTTTATTAACGACAACAAATGTAATTAATGCTCTGGTTAACGAAACCGTAGAGGCAGCGGGTGCGAATCCTGTAACTGATGGAGCAGAAAACCCAAACGTATAGAGGGAGGAGGGTTGACGTTCAGCGAGTTTATGGACGAACTCTACCTCTCTTTATTGCAACAAGGGTACAAACACCATCACATTGATAACGAGATGGATATATGGCATTATTTGAGGCTTAATCGGAAAATGCGTGAAAACGGAAATGAAAATCATGAAGGCTCCAATTCAAATGAAATAGAAGTGCCAGCGGAAAACATTATTTAACGAGGGAGGTGAGACTATGGCGAACGAAATAAATAATCTAGTCGTTAGACTTTCCCTTGATAACGTAAACTTTCGACAAGGTATCTCAAATTCAGGCCGTGCAGTCAGGACGCTGCAGAACGAGTTAAAATCTGTAAGTACAGGAATGGGTGGTTTTGCTAACGCTAGTCAGCAAACACAAGCGAAATTGAATACGCTCACTCGACTAATTGAAGCTCAGAAAGAAAAAGTTAAGGCATTACGCCAAGCTTATGATCAAAATAAAGCTAAATTAGGAGAAAATGATGCTGCTACTCAGCGGTACGCTGCACAAGTCAATAAAGCCGTTGCGGATCTAAATAGATTTGAGAATGAACTCAAACAAGTGAATCGTCAGGCTCAACAAACAGCAATGGATAAATTAAATAATTCATTGAAATCTTTACAAGCTGAATTCCAAGCGGTTACAACTGGAATGCATGGATATACCAATGCTACTGAACAGACGCGAGCAAAAATTGATGTTCTATCTCGTATGGTAGATAAACAAAAGGAGAAAATTAGGGAACTTCAGTCAGCTTATAATCGAGCTAAAACTGAAGAAGGGGAAGCAAGTCAGTCAGCGCAACGTTATGCAGAACAAATTCATAGGGCAACCGCTGAATTAAATCGATTTGAACAAGGATTACGACAGTCAAATCATGAACTTGAGCAACAAGGGAATCGGCTACTGAATTTTGGAAATCGTATGGAAACACTGGGCAATCATTTGCAAAATGCAGGAAGTCAAATCGGTATTGTCTTTGGTGGAATGACGTATGCAATAGGGCGTGGTTTAAAGTCCGCAATTACAGAATCTATGAATTTTGAACAGCAAATGGCCAATGTTAAAGCTGTATCTGGTTCTACTGGAGAAGAAATGAAAAAATTAAGTGAATTAGCTGTCAACATGGGGGAAACAACAAAGTATTCTTCTGTAGAAGCGGGGAAAGGTATCGAGGAATTAATAAAGGCCGGTGTCAGTTTAACAGATATTATTAATGGAGGTTTATCAGGCGCTCTGAATTTGGCAACTGCTGGGGAACTAGATTTAGGTGAAGCAGCCGAAATTGCATCAACAGCCTTAAATGCGTTTAAAGCAGACCATCTTTCAGTAGCGGATGCAGCTAACATATTATCAGGTGCAGCAAACGCATCAGCAACAGATGTACGCGAATTAAAATATGGCCTTGCTGCTTCTTCAGCAGTAGCGGCAGGAGCAGGGATGACATTTAAAGATACAGCTACAACTTTGGCGGTATTCGCCCAAAATGGTTTAAAAGGTTCAGATGCAGGTACTTCATTAAAAACCATGCTCATGCGTTTAAATCCAACAACAAAAGAAGCATATAACAAAATGAGAGATTTAGGCCTTATAACATACAACGCGCAAGCTGGATATGATTTTCTTGTTAAAAATGGTATACAACCAGCATCAAGGAGCGTTGGCGATATTGAACAAGCTCTAGAAGGATATGTAATGAAAATAGAAGGTGCGAAAAAGTGGAATGACAAGTGTGATACGACATTCCGTGAATTAGCCACGAGTTCAGCTTTCTTATCATCAAAATTTTATGATCAACAGGGGCATATTCAAAGTTTAGAAAATATTTCAGGGACACTTCATGAATCGATGAAAGGTTTAACAGATCAGCAACGAAGTATGGCTTTAGAAACATTATTCGGTTCGGATGCCGTACGTGGTGCGACTATTCTCTTTAAAGAAGGAGCAAATGGAGTCAATGAGATGTGGGATGCAATGTCTAAAGTTACGGCTGCTGATGTTGCAAAAACAAAGATTGATACTCTCCAAGGAAGAATTGTTTTATTAGATTCAGCATTTTCTACAATGAAAAAGACAATTGGTGATGCACTTGCTCCTGTAGTTAGTGCTTTTGTTGCTGGTTTGCAAAAACTTGTCGATGGATTCAACTCTTTACCTGCGCCTGTACAAAAGGCAATAGCAATTACAGGTGGTATTGTACTTGCTTTAACAGCTGTTGCTGCTGCAATCGGTGTAGTTTTAGCTGCAGTTGGGATGGTTATGTCAGGTATTGGAGCGTTAGCAACATCATTAGGAATTGCTGGTGGTGCTGCAGGTCTTGCTGGTGCTGCGGTAGGTATGTTAGGAAGCGCATTAGGAGTGCTTCTTGGGCCTGTTGGTTTAATAGCAGCCGCTCTTATTGGAACTGGAGTTGTCGCATATAAGGCGTATCAAAAAGCAACTGAAGATAGTATTGCTTCAGTTGATCGCTTTGCTACGAATACAGAAGGGAAAGTAAGCGCATCGACTAAGAAAGTTCTTGGCGAGTATTTCAAGTTATCTGATGGTATTAGACAAAAGTTAACTGAAATTAGATTGAATCATGAGGTAATAACTGAAGAACAGTCACAGAAGTTGATTGGTCAATATGATAAATTGGCTAATACAATCATTGAAAAAACCAATGCAAGGCAGCAAAAAGAAATAGAAGGACTTAAAAAGTTCTTTGCTGATTCATATGTATTAACTGCTGAAGAAGAGAACAAACGAATTGAACAGTTAAATCAGCACTATGAACAAGAAAAGCTAAAAACACAAGAAAAAGAAAATAAAATTAAAGAAATTCTACAAACAGCCGCTAGGGAAAATAGAGAATTAACAACATCCGAACGCATCTCGTTACAAGCATTACAAGATGAAATGGACAGAGTTGCTGTTGAGCACATGTCTAAAAATCAAATGGAGCAAAAGGTTATTCTTGAAAATATGCGTGTGCAGGCTAGTGGAATTTCAGCTAGACAGGCAGCGGAAGTCGTAGAGAATAGCGCTAAAGCAAGGGATAAAGTTATTGAAGATGCGAAAAAAACACGTGATGAAAAAATTGCTGAAGCGATTCGTCAGCGTGATGAAAATAAAACAATTAATGCTGATGAAGCGAACGCAATCATTGCTGAGACAAAACGTCAGTATGATAGTACAGTTTCTACAGCGCGAGACAAACATAAAGAAATTGTTAGTGAAGCAAAAGCACAAGCTGGTGAACATGCAAATCAGGTAGACTGGGAAACTGGCCAAGTGAAATCGAAATATCAAGTTATGAAAGATGATGTTATTCGAAAAATGAAAGAAATGTGGTCAGATGTTACTAACAAATATGAAGATATGAAAAACTCTGCAAGTAGCAAGGTAGAAGAAATAAAAAACACAGTTTCAAGAAAATTTGAAGAGCAGAAAAAAGCTGTTAGTGATAAAATGCGGGAGATAAAGAACGATATTGAAGAAAAGTGGAATACAGTTGAAAAATTCTTCAGTACTATAAATCTACGTTCCATTGGTAAATCCATTATAGAAGGTCTCGAAAAAGGGTTGGATGATGCGACAGGTGGTTTATATAGTAAGGCGAAAAGCATTGCTGGAGAGATTAAAAAGACTATTTCTGGAGCACTAGAAATTAACAGTCCGTCTAAAGTGATGATTCCAGTCGGTAGCGCAGTTCCAGAAGGTGTTGGGGTTGGTATGGATAAAGGAAAACGGTTTGTTGTTGATGCAGCGAAAAATGTAGTCGGAACCGTCAAGAAGCAGATGGGGAATATGCCATCTATTTTTGATTTTGGATTCCAAACAAATCAATATAGTATCCCACAAAATACGTTTGGCAATTTTAGCGGATATACGCAACCGCAATTAGCTTATAACAACCCATCTATGGCAAAAACTATATTCCCAGATAGAGCAGTTAGAGAGCAAGAACTGAAATTAACTGTAAATATGACAAATGTTTTAGATGGAAAAGAGCTTGCAAATGGAAGTTACACCTACACTACAAAACTTCAAGATCGTGAACAAAAAAGAAGAGCGGAATTTTAAGGGTGGTGAGCATGTTGGGGAAACTTAGTTTTACTTTTAATAAAATTAGAAAAGATTATATTCAAATGCTAGTCGGAAGAAAACGTCCTTCATGGGCTCCAGTTAAAAGAAAATTAGTAAGAGTCCCTCATCGTGCAGGGGCTCTTTTTATTAATACAGAAACGGAGGAACGTCGTATTGATGTTCCTCTTGTCATTAAAGCAAAAAAAGATATGGCGGATTTGCAAAAGATAAAAGAAGATTTAGCAGATTGGCTATATACAGAGCAACCAGCTGAACTTATTTTTGATGATGAGTTAGACAGGACTTATTTAGCATTAATTGATGGTTCTGTCGATTTGGACGAAATAGTCAATAGAGGTAGAGGTGTTATTACTTTTGTTTGTCCAATGCCGTATAAATTAGGTAAACAAAATACTCATACGTTTACTCAAAACTGGTCCACTGAAATCACTACTTCTTTCGTCAATCAAGGTAATGTAGAAGCGCCTCCAATTATTGAGATTGAGGCCAAGAAACCGAGTACATTTTTAGATGTATGGTTTGGTGAGTATCCGTATAATCGTGATTATTTTAGAATCGGTTATCCGTTGAAAACAGAGCAACTACCTGTAGAGAGAAATCAAAGGCTGATATGGGATGAAATGACTACCACTGTTGGGTGGAGTAAAGTAAGTTCAATGGAAGATGGCAACCCAGTCGGTGAAATGAAATCAGACGGTTATCAATTTTATTGCTCTAATTATGGTACAGGGACAGGAAAAGGATGGAATGGTGCAGCTGTTAAAAAAAATATACCTAATGGGCCAGTACAAGATTTTATTATGCAGGCTTATGTTACATGTAAAAGTAAACGTATCAATGAGATGGGTCGAGTGGAAATAGCGATATTAGATGAAAACAGTAAAGTACTTTCGAAAATAGCTATGACTGATGTATTTTGGCAAGCTGAACAAAACTTCGGAACAATGGTAATCGGTTATGATAATAAAACAGGAAGAAGAAGTTTAATTCATGAAAGTGGAGATTATCCAAACACTTGGAACCAATATCAAGGGCGATTGTGGATAGCTAGAACAGGAAATGTATGGGAAGCGTATATTTCGAAATTCCTCCCGGGGACGGAAAAAGATGATTCTGAACGATTTGTGCGGTGGACAGATGAAAATAACTATCACATGGAAAAAGCGGCGCAAATTCAAATCAGTATTATGCAATGGCAAGATGTACCGCCAGTAGAAGCGATGACCGTTTCAGATTTAAAGTTCTGGAAAGTGAATTTAAATACTCAAAATAATCCGCCTTATATTTTTGATACGGGAGACAAGATTATAATTGATACAGAAAAAAGTCTTGTAACCATTAACGGTAAAAATGCAATTAATTTAAAAGATATTTTTAGTAATTTTCCAACTGTCATACGTGGTGAGAATCGTATCGATATAATGCCACCAGATGTTAAAGCAACTGTTAGTTATAGGGAGAGATACAGATGAGAACACCAAGCGGGATTTTGCATGTTGTGGATTTCAAAACAGATCAAATCGTTGCAGCTATCCAGCCAAATGACTATTGGGATGACAAAAGGCATTGGGAACTGAAAAACAATGTTGATATGTTGGATTTCACTGTTTTTGATGGAACTACTCATTCAGCCACATTACAACAACAAAATCTTGTTCTAAAAGAAGTCCGTGATGGAAGAATCGTACCATATGTTATTACAGAAACAGAGAAGAATTCAGACAAACGATCTATTACCACATACGCTTCAGGGGCTTGGGTTCAAATTGCTAAATCAGGCATTATAAAACCACAAAGGATAGAAGGGAAAACAGTAAACGAATTTATTGATATGGCTCTTGTAGGTATGAAATGGAAACGCGGGAAAACAGATTATGCAGGTTTTCATACTATGACCATTGATGAATTTACGGATCCGTTAACCTTTTTGAAGAAAATAGCTTCTTTGTTCAAATTAGAAATTCAATACCGTGTTGAGGTTCAAGGGTCACAAATAGTTGGATGGTATGTAGATATGATTCAAAGGCGTGGCCGAGACACTGGTAAAGAAATAGAGTTAGGTAAAGACTTGATAGGTGTTACACGTATTGAACATTCAAGAGATATTTGTACAGCGTTAGTCGGATTTGTAAAAGGCGAAGGCGATAGTGTAATTACTATTGAAAGTATTAACAGGGGACTTCCTTATATTGTTGATAATGATGCATTTCAACGATGGAACGAACGTGGTAAGCATAAGTTTGGTTTTTATACGCCAGAAACAGAAGAGTTAAATATGACACCACAACGTTTAATGACGTTAATGGAAATAGAACTGAAAAAACGTATTAATTCTTCAGTTTCGTATGAAGTAGAGGCACAATCAATCGGTCGCATTTTCGGACTAGCGCATGAACTAATCAATGAAGGCGATACAATCCGAATCAAAGATACAGGCTTCACACCTAAGCTATATCTTGAAGCGCGTGTTATTGCTGGTGACGAATCATTCACTGATCCTGCACAAGATAAATATGAATTTGGGGATTATCGAGAGATAGTAGACCCAAACGAGGAACTACGAAAGATTTACAATCGAATCCTTAGTAAATTCGGTGAGAAACAAGAAATGTTGGATCAGCTAGATAAATTAGTGAAAGAAGCCAATGAAACAGCAAGTAACGCTAAAAAAGAATCAGAAGCAGCGAAAACACTTGCCGAAAAGGTACAAGAGAACATTAAAAATAATACTGTTGAAATTATAGAAGCTAAGAATCCACCAACAACAGGACTTAAACCTAATAAAACGCTTTGGCGTGATATTAGTAACGGAAAGCCCGGCGTTTTAAAAATATGGACAGGTACAGCTTGGGAATCGGTTGTACCAGATGTTGAATCAGTTAAGAAAGCAACACTTGAGCAGGTTAATAAAGATATTGAGGCCACAAAAACAGAATTAAACCAAAAGGTCCAAGAAGCACAGAATCAAGCTACAGGACAATTCAATAAAGTGCAGGAAGGTTTACAAGGTGTCAGTCGTACAATTTCTAATATCGAAAATAAACAAGGTGAAATCGATAAGAAAGTAACTCAGTTTGAACAGGATTCTAATGGATTTAAAACTTCTATTGAATCGTTAACAAAAAAAGATACCGAAATCAGTAACAAATTATATACAGTCGAACAAACTGTAGAAGTTACAAAAAAGACGATAACTGATATACAATCCGATACAAACGGATTAAAGAAAACAACAACCGAAATTAAAGAGCAAGCTGGGAAGACTAGTGAAAAATTAGAGAGTGTTGAGAAAAAGTTTGATGATATGAAGTTTAGTGGACGTAACCTTCTTTTAAATACAGGTGGCACACTTAAATCTGACACTGGAACGAACATTTCAAATACTGATTCAAAGTCTTTTAAATTTGCTCCCGATACTTTCGAAATGATTAGAGGTCAAGAAGTTGCTCTTTCTATTACGGCTAGAACACAAGCTTTTTCGAAGGGAACACCTAGCCCTTGGATTGGTATGGAATTATCAGTGACATATGACGATAATGAACAAGTTTGGCTACCTATTCGTATAGAAGACAAACTTGCTACCTCTCAAAGTTGGGTTCGTTATTCTGCTGTTGTTACCATAAAAAATAAAGCAATTAAAACTGGTTATCTAAATAGTTTAATTCGAAATGTAAAAGGTATGGTTGAACTTAAAGAATGGCAAATTGAAATTGGAAATAAAGCAGCTGAATATAGACCAGCGGCAGAAGATCAAGTAACAACCGATGAATTCACCAAGAAAACCACTGAAATTACAAAAAGTGTAGATGGTATCAAAGAAACAATAACAAAAGTAGAAAATAATCAAAGTGGATTTGATAAGCGTGTTGCTACTGTAGAAAAAGATGCAACTACCATTAAACAAAATGTCTCTCTAATACAAAATACGCAGACGGAACAAGGAAAACAATTACAAGAGGCGAAAGCTGGATGGGAAAATACTGCAAAAGCACTTGAAGGTAAAGTTGAGCTTAAGCAAGTAGAGGATTATGTTGCGGGGTTTAAGATCCCAGAGTTGAAGCAGACAGTTAATCGAAATAAACAAGATTTATTAGATGAATTAGCTAATAAGCTTGCAACAGAACAATTTAACCAGAAGATGACTTTAATCGATAACCGTTTCATTATCAATGAACAGGGAATCAATGCAGCAGCGAAAAAGACAGAAGTATATACAATAGAGCAAGCAAATGGGCAATTTGCAAAAGATTCTTATGTAAGAGATATGGAAACCCGTCTTCAGTTAACTGAAAAAGGTGTTAGCATATCTGTAAAAGAAAATGATGTAATCGCAGCATTCAATATGAGTAAAGAAAACATTACTTTGAATGCGAACAGAATTAACTTAAAAGGTTTTATTACAGCGAGCCATATTAAAGGACAAGTTTTAGAAGGAGTAACACTTAAAACAAGCGGAAACAGATTTGTTGAAATAAATAAGCAAGACATGAAGATTTTTGATGCAGATAAGCCACGTGGCTATATAGGATTTATG